GTCACTTCGTGTCCTGCGGACGTAATCTCCTAGTCTAATTTCAGTTTTGCTTCCTCCCTGCCTTCGTTTAAGGGACTCGCACCCAAGGTGGTGTCCACGCCGAATGGCCCGCTCTGTACCTTTTACAACCTTGGACTTTTCAACCCTAAATGCAGTGTGTGTTTGTTGACACTCCTGCTAGTACTAGGTCCAAGGAGGGCTATATTTAACGTCTAACGCCCGAGAGACAAGACAGAGCTCCATCATCCCGGTTCCCTCGCGGGAGGTCCGGGCCGCGCGACCTTCCGACCCTGACGGTCAGATCGGCAAAACTTCCATCCCTTTTCCCTTTCGGTACTAAGGTTGCACAAAGAATACGCCCCGACGGGCAACTAGTGCGCCGGTCAAAGCCACCTCGGCCTGCCATCCTCCAAGGCGCGCCCCTGGCTACGCACGAATCATCTCATTTGTCCATCTCATTTGAATTCCACATCCGTTCCCTAACTTGTACGCCCAAGAACTCAGGGGTATAAGGGAAGACACGGTACGAGATGTGAGGGCCTACCACTGTGTGGTAGGACGGAGGAAGAGGGGGAGAGAATTTTGGGGGCCGATAACCCCATTCGCGGGAGAGCTTGTACTCAAGCTGGAGACCAGGTTGCTCGTCTACCCAATCAGGATAGCCAGACACGAAAACCTCAGGAAGGTTATCTTGTAAGGCTTCCAGAACAGGAGCGAGCCAGAGTCTACGCCAGCCCAAGACTACTCTCTTAAGTCGAAAGCGCGACCGCAGGACGGTCAGTTTGCCGTGAGGCACTTTCTCCTTAATAGGGCATACGGGTATGCCCTGCCACGAACGGACGTAATCGGCGGTGACTTCGTTTTCGGCCTCCTTAATTTGACGCTCTATCTTCGGACTAGAGTTAATCGGAGGGCCTAAAACGAAGGGGAGTTTCCTTTCTGTGCCGAGCTGGATAACCTCGGTTGGTTTTACTTGATCAACCAGGCCTCGGAACCATTTCTTCTTGACAAGGTAACCCCACCACCGACGGGGAAAGGAGGAGAGAGGAATAGGAACGCGAGCAAGTAACTTACGTACGGGGTATGTGGTCAAAAGCCACGCCGCGTTTGAGAAACGAAGTTGCTTGCAGAGGTCAAAAAGGGGTACTGCGAGGGATCCGACTGGCTCTTTCCATGAGTCAGATCCCAGAAATCCGAAGCAGAATTTGTGGACGAACCTACCTTTGTCGTAACGGTAGGTCTGAGAATTTAAGTCCCCATAAACTGCGGATCTCATGGTCTTCTTGAGATTGATTACAAAGCCAACTTCTTTCGTACAATGAAGCCAGCTGTAATAAAGAC